AATTAGTACTTTGTATTTTCATTTTATAGTTTTTGTGGGGGAGATATTTCACTCCCCCATATTATTACGTTATTGTTTGTGGTAATAGCTCCTTAGTGATATCTGGCTTATCATACACCTCTGCTTCTGGACCTATATCGTCATTAAGCAGTTGCGCTAATTGGTCTCTATGTTTTTGTTCTGGATACAAAATAACTGCTAAGTTCTTTATATTATCCATATTTTCATGAGACATCAGTATCAATTCCTTGGCTGAACTTGAAAGTTTTGAATATTTACCTTTGATAAAATTATCAAAATCATCAATTCTATTCTCTGGTATATCAAAATCAAATATAACAAATTCATTAGAAGGTCTTAAGTTACTAAACCAACTATGTTCTTTTAGTTTATTAGAAATTTCTTCATATTGCTTATCTTCTTTTTTTTCAACTAGTACTATATGAATCATTTTTTCTGGTTCTATTGAGATATAACAATCGTGAAACATTCCATCATAAAAGCTGTTGGCAAAGCCAAGCCAGCTTCTTACAAATGTTGACGCTTTTGTCATAAATATTCTACTCCTTCATTAGTGTAATATTCTTGTGGAAAATCCCATCCATTTTCATAGTGAAAGACATATCTATTAATAAGGTCTTTATATTCCAACATTCCTTGTTCAATATGAACTTGATTAACGTTAAATACTCTTACTTCATATAATGTATTTGTCTGTGCTACTATAACGTTCCATTCTGGCGTTACTTCTTTCAATGGAATGTCTGGATACATAGTTTCAAATATCTTCCCAGCAGCAATGGTATATATTGCCAGTTGTCTAGCGGTATGATATTCACTAAATGCTTCTCGGTATTTAGATAGTGGTTTTGACGTTGTCTTTAACTCATTGATAACCATTTTTCTATTCTTTGGGTCAAAGATAATATGGTCAACAAAACCATGAATCCACAAATCTTTTCCATCGTGAAGTTTTCTTCCCTTGAGCATAAACTCTTTTTCGGTGAGTACATCACAATCTTTATGATTATCCATATATTCAAACAACTTCTTAGCACCTTTATGTACAAGAATATTATCTGCGATACTAGTTATTCTTTCAAAGTCATCAAAAGATATAATCTTCTTACCTTCCGAATCACTGATAGAATCTATGTATGGCTTTAAAGTCATAATAAGTTTTTCAGCCTCCGACTTTATAGTATCACTAGTTTTTGATTTGATACTATAAGAAGCCTTATAAGCTTCAACTATATCTCCATTGTTGTTTCTATATTCTGCACAAAACTTATGTTGTTGTGCATTAGCAGGCATAATAGCCTTTAGAACATAGTATTCCTTTGGAAAGTCATCTCGTCTTAATATATAGCAATGTAATGCCTTGCCAAAGTCCATAAATTGTGACTCTGGCTTTGGTAGGTCGCCATTAGACATTGCCCTAAAATATGCTGGAGATTCTTCCAACCAAGTTAAAGAAGAAAAACTTACCTTAATGCTATCTTCGCTTATTTCAATCTGGTCGCTCAAGTTGCTCTAATGCTTTAAAGTAAATATCTTCTCTTTCTAATAATCTTTTCGCTCTTGTATATAGGTTGCGCTTACCTTCTTCACCCTTTTCCAAACATTCGATAATATCTATGTTTGTTATTTTTTCATCGCTCATACAATTAAGGGCATTAATCAATTGCTCATCGCCATCCATCGCCATCTTATGATATTCGACACATGCTGGATAAGTCTGTATGAGTTGTTCTATAAATTCCTTTGAGAACTTTATCATAGTTTATATAGTTTAATAATCATTTGGCTATCATCGTGATTTTCAATAGGATAAAATGTTGTTACCATTTGTCTTACATAATTAAGATTATCATCTTTAATTATTGAGATATAGTTTTCTTTGTCTGATGAAAACTTTCCATTTTCATCTTTTACAAACTCTATGTTCCCCGCTAACGCATCGTGTAAACACTTTCTGTAGATATGTTCAAAATTGTCTATATCGGCAGATGACTGTATAACATCATATATATCTATTGAAATACCAATAGGATAGTCTTTGTCGTCAAGTACTTGACATTCTTTAATTGCATCATAGAAAAACTTTTTTAGTTCTTTGGATATTTTGCTTCGTAAATGATGATTCATTCCAACCCAGATATCTTGACCAGATATCTTGATAGTTCTTTCTTTACCTGCGGTTCTTATATTTTTAATAACTGGTATATGAGTAGTTATGTCTATCAATACACCATTTTTGTTAAAATCATATTTCTCCGTCTGGTACTTCTTCGGAATCGAGGCACAACCTTTTAGATAGTGTTTCGACTTCCTTTTCTTTGATAAGGTAATTCTGTTTATGAAGTTCCTTATTCTTATTTCTCGCAGTATAGATTCTTCCGTCATCTAAATCGTCTTCTGAAAACAATGGATTATAAAGCCTTCTTACACTTGCTTCAGTGGCTTCAGGATTTTCTTTGAATACTTGTTCAAAAAAGTGGTTAAAATTTGACATTCCATTTTGAACTTTTATCATAGTTTTTTCATTTTCAAAACAAATACGAACAATATACCTTTCGTTCTCTTTCATTTATTTAATAAATTATTAATTAGTTGCTTAGCTTCTGCAACACTGTATTTTAATATAAAATCACTAATATCTTTTACATTATACTTGTCTGGTATTAAAATCATATCTATCTGATACTCATCAGATATCATCTTACTTCTTTCAATTCCAGTTTTGTCATTGTCATAAAATACTACTACGTGTTTAAATCTCTTTAACATACTGTCGTGGAGTTCTCTTGGGTACATATTAGTTTCACCGTGAAGTGAAAATGCATTATATCCAAGTTCTCTTAAACACATAACATCTTTCATAGACTTTGTAAGTATTACTATATCTCCAACCCAATCTAACATATCGAATCCTTCTACACAGTTTGGAGTTATATTACACATCCATTTAGACTTTTTCTCGGCAAATGGCTTATAAATCTTATACAATATATTATTATTGCATTTGAATATATAAGCATATGTTGGGTTAGAATTTGAATATGTTGATATTAGTTTATTGTTTAGCCATACATACTTACAAGATTTGACATTATATTTATTTAACGTAGACAAGCTTATTCCATATAAGTTCCAATACTTATAGTCTGTTATTGTGAATATCTGTGGTAATATAAATATTTCAGAATATTCTTTGTTATCATCATTTTCTACTATCTGCTTGAACGTCAATGGTATTTCTACTCTTGTATCTGTTAAATTTAAATTAAGTTTTTCGTTAATAATATATAATGCCTCATTGAAAGAACACGCATATAGACTTTGGACAAAATTAAAAGCATCACCATGTTTACCATTTCCCCAGTCTCTAAATATTATTTTATTAGCGACTTTTTTAAATGTAAAGGAAGGAGACCTTTCTTCACGAAATGGACTTAATATGGGTTGCTTAAACTTTATCTTATCACCCAGAAACGCTTCAATAATATCTTGTTCAGTTACTAATGACAGTACTTTTTCTTTTGTTAATCCTGGTGTATAATCAAATGTAAGCATATCGGCTGAGGGGGAAGTTGCTCCCCCTCAATTATTTAGTTATTAAAATGGTAATCCGTCTTTTTTATCTTCTTCCTTTTTAACATCGTTGCTCATAAATGATGGCAGATTTACTTCTGCTGCTGGCGATATAGGAAGCCTCTTATAATCATAATGGTCAGTTTCTTTGAAAAGCAACTTGCTTTCATTCTGCGCCACATGAATGTTTTCTGCGAAATTTGGAAATCCAATTCCAACTTTTACTTGGACTTTTCCTTCTTTGTCAATATATTCTTCTCCAACAAATTTCTGACGATAAGGTTTACCAATACAAATATTAATCATTGACTCCAATAATTCAAGTTTGTTGTTACCTTTGATTTTTGCTTTATCAGTGTCTGTAAGATTACAGTTGTTGGCAATATGCTTGACGTTGCCTAATGAGATATCTAAAGCTGTTTTAGTTTTACCTGGCTTTAGGTCGTCATTGACATAAAATTTAATGTTAGCTTCTCGTGTAGCCTCAATATTAGTATACTTTACGAGAACATATTTTGATTTTGTTACATCTTCTGGTGTTTTTAGTTCTGCTCCAAGAATTATTACTTCGTGAATTCCAGGGTTGAGTGTAGGTTTAAAAGTTGATTGTGCTTCTTCGATGTCGTTAAATGTAAACATAGGTTATTCCGATTTTTGATAAGTTTCTATTTTATTAATTATTTTTGCATAGTCGTTGTCTTCGTATAAATCAAGACAGCCTTCAGGAGACTTTGCAATCCTTACTCCGTCTGTGTTTGTTAGAAATCTGTATTCCATTTTTCCGTCTGCACCCATAACTGGGTCGGTATGTAATACATATGTGAAATAGCTTGGAACTTTTATAGAGTTCTCAAGTAATTTTCCCGGGCTCTGTAGCGTTATTATCTGATTACCCTGAACATCTGTTGATGTTGTAGTATGTCCTATTACAATAAGCCACAAGTCCTCTCTAAGGTTATTAGAGACTTTAATTAAGGCATTATAAGTATCTACAGCTAAATCTGTCCACTTGTCATATGACTTAAGTTTTGCGTCTCTCATTACTCTTTCTGAAAAATAATGTGTTATCGACTTGTTATCTTATTGGCTCTTTATCCAATAATTCTGCAATTTATCTGTATTATATTGCAGTCCAGACTATCTCATACTTGTTTTCACAAGTTCTATATTTCGTGCCAGAGTTGCTTCTGTTTAGCTATCTGGTAGTCGTTGAACCTTTAAGATTCTTTATTTACAGGAATCTTACTTGGTAACTGATTGCCACTAATTACAGCGTGGTGTTCCAGTTTTAAATAGATTTAACGAGGACCTATTTTATATTTTACTGACCCTATTGGATATTTGGAAAGAATTTCTTGAACAATGTGATTAGAACGACTATTTATATAAACCAGCGTATATTTTGCCTTGTGCTTATGTAATACACTGTCTATATTAAATTTGTCTTTTAATATTTTACAATATAAAAGTTGTTCGTCTCTTGTAAAATTGCATAAATATAGACGAAAAGTTATTCTATTTCTACATCTATCACAATTTCCATCATCGTAGAATGTTATTGCAAATGCCAATTCATTATAAAATTCATACATGTATTCATAAGATGGCATAATTCTTTTCCCATCTTTATAGAATATTTCATGCAAATCCTTCATAATGCCTAAATTCATTGAATGCGCCTTATAAACATAATCATGTATAATGTTGTAATGATTCATTATTCCTTTCATTTTTTCATACTTATACATAAAGTATTCTTTTTGTTGATAAGTGTGGCATAATTGATAGGCTGGGTATCTGCTTAATTTTGTTTTATAAAAGATACTTCCATCTCCAATTAGTCCACCAATGAGAATACTTCTTTGTTCATCAGTCATTGTGACTTGTCTATAAATATCATTCTTCTTCAATTTGTTTTCTTGTCTCCATCTCCAAATTGTTTGATAATGAATATTCAGTTCTTTTGATATTTGCATATCATTCATTCCTTTAGTCCAAAGCTCTTTCGCTTTTTCTCTCCAATTTAATTCCATAATTACTCATTTTAGTTTGTATTATACAAAGATACGAAAAAAAGTGAGTAAAAGCAAGTAAAATCTTATTTATTTTTTAATCCTCGATTATAATGCACTTGACGTGTGGCATCTTGCCGTTTACACCTTCAATAACCTTTTTTACTCCTTCAAAATTTTCTATTTTAAAGAAGTTTTGTTTTTCTGCGCTAAATTTTGCAGAACCGCCTTTAAAAGGAAGTTCTTTGTTGTTTGGTGATACTATGACCGTTTCTTTTGGGTCTAGGTTTAATGCTGCCCTGGTTTTACCAGTCCCTGGTTCACCGATAATTAGTAATGATTTACCCATTAATGTACTTTAATTATTTGTTCGTAGTGTTGTGAAGTCATCTCTTCTGACTTCGGTAGTTCGAAGAATGTTCCAGTCTGTCCTATAAATCCCATACCAAGAATCTGTTCTGCATCTCCGTCTCTGTTTTTGAGCACTGATAGGCTTCTAAATTTGTTTCTTAGTAGTCCAGTATTATAACCATAAAAGCTTTTTATATCATATCTGGAAGGATTAAACACCGCTAATACTATATCAGCATCTTCTTCTGGATTCTGAGAATCCTTGAAGTCTGATAATTGAGGTTCTACCCTATTAGCTGAAAATCTTTCCGAGCTTGACATACTCCTATTTAGTTGTTGTATAAGAACAGGACTATATTGACATTTGTTTCTTAATATTATACAGTATTCAGACATTTTGTCTATATTCTGTTTTTTATTATATCCACGTTCCATTCGCATAAGTCCTATATGGTCTACAACAACAAGAGTTATCTTGTTTGGATTTGTAGGTTTATATTCTGAAGGAACAAATTCCCCTTCTGAATTTCTAGAGTTGGTCCATACTCCATTGTTTTTTGAATAGTTTAGAACATTCATCCATATTCCAGTAGGATTTTCTGTTCTGTCGAAAAATGTAACATATTCTTCTAGCTTATAGAAATAATCACATTCAGCAAGAACTTGTTTATATACTTCATCACTAATCCTATGTTTTCCTTTTGAGAGAACATAGTTAATGTCTATAAGTATTTTATACTTATGAAATATTCTTCTTGCTATTGCCTTTGCAATCTTTCTAACCTTATCTAATTCTAGAGAAAAGTATAACACATGAAAGTCAACTTTCTTTTCGTTAAGTTGAACGTATTCATATGGATTGTAGACAAATAATTCATCTACTATTGAACTCTTCCCAGTTCCAAGTTCTCCACCAACCAGATAATATGTTCCTTGTTGTATACCAGGAATAACATTTCTAAGCCTTTCAAAGCCCATAGGTATTCCCTCGTTGAGTCCTAGTCTCCCGTCATCAATTTTTTGTTTTACATCATCAAATATCATATTTGTTGTACAAATTCGTTATTATATTCCTCCGTATTATCTAATATTGCCTCGCATTCTCCCGCTAGCATTGACATCCCATCCTTCTCTATAAAATATGGCGCTATTTTCATATACTGATAACCTTTTCTTTGACAACTGTCTATATAATTTGATGTAGCCTTCATAATGATTTCGGGCGTAAATTCTGGATGCCTTATAAGAAACTTTTGTAACTTTTTCTTACATCCAGATAGGTCTGATTTAATGTAGTATCCACCAGACTTTATTCCTTTTGGAAACATATTAAACCATTCATCTGTCCAGTCTTCTTTTACTGGCTTGGTCTTGTTTTCTACAAAGATACGAAATTTTTCCGTAATTTGCAAGTTTTCAAACGTAATTTTTTGATTATTTTCAATTTTTATCCATCCATTGCTTTGTAGTTCTGTTAATTCTTTAGTTTCAAAACCTCCATGAGCTTGAATATAATCCATAAGAACGTCTTTTCTATTCTGATATACGGTATAGCATATCAAAAATTGATTCACATTCATATTGACTTTATTCAGCTCATTGAGGTCTAATTCAATAATCATTTATAATGTTTAATTAGTTATGATTTTGCACTCTGCTTATTACTTGTTGTGCTTTTTATTTTACATCGATGTCCACTTTTATATACGCAGACCCTTGCCCCTATTCCCATAAGACCTTTTTTAAGTTTTCTCTTGGGACAATCTAGAATCCCAGAGGAGCAATCGCAGTAAGTTGTTATTTTAACCTTGTTCAAGATATTTCTCCTGTTTTATAATATTCGACAATTAATGATTTAATATAATCCATCTCTACGTCTAATAGAAATTGAGTTATAATCATTTGTGCTATGAAATCACCACTATACATTTCTCCGTATATATCACAATACAGAGGCAGTATTCTGGCTAATAGCTCGTGATTGCTTTCACCATTTTGTTCGCCTGATGCTTCAGCAGAAACTTCAACGGCTTCGTCTATATCATCACTTCTTCTAACTTCGTTATCCACTTTACGTATTTTTGATTAATAGTTTTAGTTCTTGATGCTACCCATTTAATATCTTGAGTTCCAAGAATATATAGATTAAAGAACAATGCTAATTTATCATCTTGTTTTCTAGATATCCTACCTTGTCTTTGAACCATATCCAGCCACTTACTATTACCAGAAGCACATATTGCTAATGAACATTCTGGTACATTAAATCCTGCATTTAAAGCTTTTACAGCACTGATAACACGTATCTTATTACTTTGTATCTCAAATGCTAGTAGTGACTTCTTGCGCTCTGGTTTTGACATTCTGGAATGAAATAATACACATTCATCTGGAATCTCATCATATAATTTTTTGGCAAAACTGATAGCCTCAGAAAAGACTAAAGCCTTTTTCTCTGGAAACTTTTTTAATATCTCCATAGTAGCTTCTATCTTTTCTGGACAATCATATAGAAATGATTTACGCTTGTTCATCATAACCCAATACATTGTTGCTTTATGAAACAACGCATTCTGTTCTTCAGTTCGCTCTTCTTTTGGAATTGGTCTTATGTTTTTTAATACATAACTCGAAGTTCCAAAAGCTCTCAATGGACCACCAAGACTTGATTCATATTTATTATATAACTGCATAATATCGTCATACTTATTTTGAGATTTCTCTGAAAGTTGGATTCCATAATTAAAAATAAAATATGGTGCAACAATTTCTAATTCTCTTGCTCGATTCATATCGGTTGTATGTAATATTGGTGCAATATCATTGATAAACAGTTTCTTGTCTTGGTCGTCTATTGTAGCAGTAAAACAAATCAGTTTATTAATTTTGTTATTCAGATAAAACATTTTATATTCTGGACTTATGGTAGTATGAACTTCGTCAACCACTGCATTAAACTCTTGTCCAGTAATCTTATATGCTGTCTGAATACAAATAATTTGAACTTTTGATAAATATTGAGAGTAGCCCCATTTGATAAACTCTAGAACCCATTCGTTGTCTCTTAGATTTTCAGTAGGAGTGATTACCAACCATTTTTCATTTGGATTAGAAATAAGGTTTTCTACAATCAAATCTACTCCTATCTTAGTCTTCCCAACTCCAGTAGCACCAATATACGTTCCACGATAATTGTTGTTTCTGATTTTGGATTTGACAATTTCTTGTTCTATTGTTTTATTATCATCTGGCATAATTAATCAACAGTTTTATTATCATTGGCATATGTCATAGTGTAATTATAAAATAATTCTATAGGATTTACTCATCGTTTTATCATCATTGGCATATGCCATAGTGTAATTATAAAATAATTCTATAGGATTTACCCATCGTTTTATTCCATGTTTTTTATTTTCTATCAGAATACCTGTTTTATAAAGTTTTAATACCATATATATCTTGTTTTCTTCTGAATGATTTAAAAACGTCTCAATAGTTCTTGATATAACCTTAAGTTTACTTAATACCGACTCATCTCCAAATGCTTTTATCACTGATAAAAAGTGATTTTCAGCAAATTCGAATCTAGGTCTAGATAAAGATACGTTTAACATTATACCACGTTGACTCAAAGTAGTTGCATATCCGTGACTTATACCTTGATGAAACACACCCAGTTTACCATCTGAATTTATGGTAAAAGTACCATATTTCCTTTTCATATGAATTGGATAGATTGAAACATCTTTTGTGGGCATGTCACTGGTCGTTGTGTTTCCTTCGACAAAATCAGTGCTTTTCTTCCAACTTCTATCAGCAAAGCCTTGTATAGGTTTTATTGGAGCTCTGTCAGAGCTTACAATACCGCCACAAATTCTTTTACTTGGACCAAACACATCTTCATTGTCATAATCCTTGTCATAATTTAGCTCACCATCAAAATTCATAGTGATTACGTTACTATAAGTTTTATAACTTGTGTTAGAATACAACAACCCGTTATCCTGAATAAACTTGCTAAGTCCAAAAACATAAGCACTTCTATTTGGGAATAAGGCAATCATTTTGTTGTTTTGAAAAATCTCACTATACATCTCTTCAAGATATGCTGGTGCATTAACAAATATGTCATACACACCATTCTTTGATAAAAAATCAAAGGCTAGGTGTGCACTATCACAAAAGTTATCCTGTTTGTCAAACTCTCTTATAATACCATTGTGGGCTATTACTGGAATTGGAACGCTATTACAAACAGTATCGTGTAGAGATGGCGAAGAGGAGATATAAAATGGATGACAATTTTTATTATCATTACTACCAGAAGTTCCACGTCTTGCATGAAACAATAATTCGTCATTCTCAGAAATATGATAAGCTTCAAGGTCTGCCATAAGAAGATTTGGATACCAATATCCTTTTTTCATAATGATATTATTGGTATTATTTTTCTTAACAGCAAAGCCAGAGCCATCTTGATTAACACGCATACAACTCTTTATTATATCGTGGAAATTTCTTGGTAATGGAACGCCTTTTGGTTTAAGAACCGCTATACACATCTTTTACTATCTCCTTTTTAGTTAACTTTTTGTTTACATTATTAGCAATTACATATTCTCTTCCCTCAGAAGCATCATCAAAATCAGCAAATGTTTGCTTTCTTTTTTCAATGTATGCTATAAGATTTTTATGACCCTTTGGATAGGTCTTGGTTATAATATCAGCAAGGGTAATACCAGGCCTAATAAGACTTTTATAGTTTTCTACAAAGTTTACTATGCCCATTGTAATGAGAATCCAGTTTTCTATTTTGCGATAGTTCATTGTCGCAGAGTGACTCCTTATCTCAATTGTGTAGCTCTTATTACCTCTGATATTATACATTGCTGGAACAAAGTTTAGCCACCAATATCTTGGAGTGTCTCTTTTATATCCACAACAATGTCCTAGTGGATGGTCTTTATCTTTAGAGATTTTATAATCTTCTGGATTATCTCTAACATTAATAACCTTCCTTATCTGTTCAAATGCATTGATAATTGATATGTCATAACTTGCGTTATGCGGAGGAGCTGATATTGGTATCTTAGTCATTTTATTGCAATATTCACTTTTTGACCTAGACTTAGGCATAATAGAGAAAATTTCTTTTTCAATATATAAACCTAAAAGATACATATAAACAATGAATTCTTGAGTAAAATCTACAGAACCAATATGCACATGGACAGAACATAGTTTGTTGATAGCACATCTCTTTGAAATCTCGTTGACTATGTCATTGAGATGAATTAATCCAGCATCACCAGTTAAAACACCTGTTACATATTCACCACCATGAGCCTTACCATCTTCCAATCTCAACGAACCATCAAATACTGATTTAATATTTAGATTTTCTCTAATATAATACGGAATAACTCCCATAATAGTTTCTACTTCTACCTCTAGTTTTCTCTAGCCGGACTATCCCTTCATCTTTCTATTTTACTAGTTAAGATGCACCTATTATAGTCTCTGCACGTCACTCTATACTTTAAAAATTACCCATAGGGTGTAGAGTTTTCGCTCAGGGTTCTTCATGCTAATTCCCTGAATTTAAGGTGTTTCATCAAATTATTTCTAATTTGCGTGGCGTTATAATACTTTCTTTGCAAGAAAGTATTAGCATTATTATATAAAAAATCAATAATTTTTTTAACTTCTGAATTTTTATTTACTTGAATATCGTATAATACCTTTTTATTATTTCTTAAATAAACGTGGTTTTCAATATTATTTTCTTGTAATAAATCAGAAATTTGTTTAACAAAATCTTTTGAAGCAGAAAATATTCTTACACAATTTCTTTTTCCACAGTAAATACTTCCATCACCATCTATTAATCCTCTTAAGAAATGATTTGTAATTGGAAAGTTTACTTTTATAGAAAAGGATTTATTGTTAGTTATTCCCAGTTCGCGTAGAAATTCAACTATTTTTTTGTTTCTAAATGCTACCCTACAGTATGGATATTCTTTTCCGAATTTTTTATAAATACCATATATAATATTTACATTACCTAGAAACTCTTTAAATTTAATTAATATTTTTTCGTCATCTTTTTTAAGAGACAATGCAATTCTATCGCCAAATATACTTCCATCTGCTGATAAAAAACCTAGCCAATATTGCACGTCTTGATTGGATAAATCTTTGAATACATTATCTCTTACGACCTGAGAACGATTACTATCTTTATTTCTAAACTTTTTTGTTAAATTGTATACTGTACATTTGCAAACATTAAATTTATTTGCTATATCTTGTACTGTATATTTTGAATTATTGTACAAATCGATGATTTGTAACTTAACTTCATTGTTCATATCTGTATTTTTCTAATACAAAGATACAACATTTTTATTTAAAAGTCAAGCTTTTTTATAGATTTATTTTATTTACCAAAAGTATACCTCTTTCCTTCTGTTTTGTAGAAGGTTTGAGATTCCATACCATACTTGATTTTTTCTGCTTTTGACATATCCTTCCTGAACTTATATGGATAGTCAAATTTTTCAAAGTCACGAAGGTTTTTCTTGTCACTAGAAGAACTTGAAACCATATCTGGAGATACCAACTTACCCTGAGCATAATCATCTACAAAGCCTAGTTCTAATGCAGCTTTGTAGTCTTTAATAAAGACAGCTCTTCTGGGATTTGCATTACAAATCTCTACTATCTTATTAGCAGTAGTAACATGATGCCAAGGAATAGATTCTAAAGAAATGAAAAGGTTTGCATTAATTGATGGTGCAATGGAATATACATAAGAAATTTTATTATCCTTGTATCCAGTAATAATTGGATTAGAATATTCTATTCCTACGATTTCTCCATTTTCGTCTTTTACTACGCACTCCTTTGGAATATACCCTATACCAAATACACGTTTGAATGTATTAGACGCTTCTACACAATCTTCTATATTATACGTTTTATCGTAATATGTAGTTTTTGCCGAAATTGCTTTTTTTCTTAAACTAGCTTCTACTGATGATACTTTAGTTTTTTTTACTGCCATATACTAGTTTTTTTTTCTTGTTAAATAACCTTTTTGCATAAGATATTCCTCTTTGATAATCTTTTCAAATTTAAAGACGAAATCTTTTACTTTTTTTACATGGTCTTCTACTGATAGTAAGAATCCACCAGTTTCAGAATCAATAAATAACTGTACTGCATCTTCCGTCATACCATCGATGTTAACATTCACACAGTCGCTTTGTTCATCTGATAGAGTATTGACTTCTTCAGCTAAAACCTCCAAATCATCATATAAATCTCCTAATTGTATCCACATCTCGCTTATTGTACTTCTTTCTGCTTGATATACATCGAAAGGTTTATATTCTTTTTCTTTGGATTTTTTATTTGAAGAAGTATCAATGGATTTATCTTCTGGAGTATCAGCATCTATATCTGCGCTTACGTCATCTTCTTCTCTGTCATTGACACTCGTACTTGTATTAGTAGTATTTACAACGTTAAAAGCTTTATTTATAGCATCTATAACGGATTCGTTATTTTCTAACGCTATTTTCATTCTTTTAACAATACTTACTTGTTCAGCTACATCTTTTATGACATCTACTTTTGCCAATGCGCTTATTATGGCTTCATTAGCTTTTTCATCTACGTCAATATTCTTGAATTCTTTCTTAGGTATAACTGGATTTATTACGGTGACTGATGTATTTTTATTCTTTGTACTTGCTTCTCCAACACCAATAGACTTAGCGTATTTCTTAATTTCTTTTGGAGTTTTATCGCCAAGTTGTTTAATTAATACTTCTAATTCGTGTTTTGTTATAAGTCTAAAGGCGTCAACAGACCATTCCCAGCAAGTGCTTTTCTTCTTGGATTTTGGATACACGGTATAATAACAAAGCTTATCAGAATCGCCATTAACACCTTCCTTATAATCATATACATAGACAAGGTCTTCGGTCTTAGTACCATGTTTCCCATCACGGATAGCAACAGCTATAACGCCCTCTTGTTTTACTGGCGTACAAATCATAACATCGTCAAGATTATACATAGTAGTCATCATATTGTCTAATCCGTTAGTACTGTCAAACTCACAAGATATGTCCAATTGTGCATATATGCTAGAACCACGAATATTAGAAGAAAGTTTATAATAACCCCCAACTTTCACCCTTTCACGCTGTACAGCAGTAATATCCTTAGTAATGATTTTTACATAAGTACCAGTACGGGCTATAATATGATTATAATCCTTGTTATCTCTACTGTAATCATCACAATAACCATTAGTAAGGTGATTATTAAGGGTGGTGTTGTTGGAATTATAAACCGTAACAGTCTTAGGAATAATCTGTTCATCAGGCATACTCCTTGTATTGATAATCTTCCCATCAACAATATTGTAAAGACATTTGGTTTTAAATTCCTCAACATTAGTACAACCAATAAATTCAAGAGATTCTTTTATAGAAGAGATATATAGTCCTTCTTCGCATCTTCCTCTCCATAATGGTCTTTCGTCATTTTTTCTGAAACAGAAAAGTGGTTTTTCTTCCGATTCAGATTCAACAGTATATATGATACTTGCAGCACCTTTGATTCTTTTCAAAACGTTTTTATCTACCGCAATCATGGCAAATAATGCTTGAGAATCAGTATCATAATCCACACTTTTAACATCATAGTCACTGCAT